AACACTCAAAATATATACATAAATACGTAAAATTAAAGTAATGACAACAAATCAACAATCAAACAACGGACAAACCCAAGTCAACCAAGTTCGGGGTTCGTTTAACAACAAAGTATCTTCCTACAGTATGTTAGGAAAATCTAAAAAAGTTGCCTGGGATAGCGCAAGAAGAAACAGGTCAATTTAATGGTGAATGTCTCGGTAAAGAATATGAGTAGTGGGGAATGTTACACGCAATCCGTGAAAGCTGACGAGCAAGTAGCGCTCTTGGGAGGTAGCCAAGTTCATTTGCAGCCCGCCCCATTACTTATATTTATTGTTGTATGTCTTTTTTAATTGCATACAACGGTTTGGCTATGTGTAGGTCCACATTGTGGATATATATTCCTTCATGGGATTAAGGATTGGGCTTTTCCCGGTCGCCTACAGTAATGTCTCATGGTGTAATTGGTAGCACTACAGTTTTTGGTACTGTTAGTCTAGGTTCGAGTCCTAGTGAGATAACAAAAATTAAAATTAAAATTAAAAATTAAAGTTATGAAACAACAACTACCAGATGCAAAAAAGCATCAACAAATCAGCTTTATTAAATCAGGAATTCGTATATTAGGTTACGGAGCTTTATGGTTTAGCTTGGATACTGCAGTTATTTTACTTACATTGAGTGAAATAGTAGGAATAGGAGAAGAATTAGTATAATAAACAATTATGAGTAAAGAAATAGAAACTTACGTAAGAGAAAATTACAAAAAATTATTTGGTGATAAACCATTAATTATTGAAGAGAGAGAATCATGTTATTTAGTATCAACTAGTAAGGATGATTCACCTTTAATTTTAAGTAAAAATTTGGTGTAGTCCTTGAGGTTATACATACGTATAATCATGGAATACACCAAAATATATTATTTACATAGAGGGGATGATATCCCATTTTATGTTGGGAAGTCAAAACGACATTTAGAACGATTAGAAAATCACAAACAAATGTTTGGTTCTAATACTGAAATGAAGGTTATAAGTGAAGTTAAAAATTGGAGACGATGGGAGAAATATTATATAAAGAAGTATAAAAACCTAGGATATCAATTAAAAAATAAAAATGAAGGTGGAGGAGGTCCTGATATAGTATCTCAAGAAACAAGAAATAAGATTTCAAATCATCCTATAAGAGCACAAAAAATAAGCAAAGCTTTAAAAGGTAAAACTATGTCTCATAAAGGAAAACCATTTAGTGAAGAACATAAAGCTAAGATAAAGGCTACTCGAGGACACCTTAAAGGTAGAGCAAATACTTGGTACAGTAAACCAGTTCTTCAGTATGATTTAGAAGGAAACTTCATAAGAGAATTTGGTTCCGTAACTGAGGCTTTGTATATTATGGGAAAGACAGGAGATGGAATTGGTGCTTGTTGTAGAGGCAAGTATAAAACATCTTATGGATATAAATGGAAATATAAACAATTAATATAAACAATTAAAATAAAAACCATGAGTAAAATTTATTACTTTTCTGCGGACTGGTGTCAACCCTGTAAACAGTTAGGACCAACAATGGAAAAGAGCGGATTGCCATTCCAAAAGATTAATGTCGACAGTGATACTGAGTTATCAACAAAGTTTGGGATTAGAAACATACCTACTTTAGTTAAAGTAGATAATAATGGAAATGAGATTAGTAGAATGACAGGTAACAAGCCTATGGCTGAAATTCAAAATTGGTATAATGGGTAAATTTCAATCAAGCAAGGTATTTGATGGTTTTAGTGTAGTATTCCGTCAATGGAGAGCAGAACAAACTCACTGTAGATTTGTTCATGGATATGGTATTTCATTTAAAGTTTACTTTGAAGGGGAATTAGATAATAGAAATTGGGTATGGGATTTTGGTGGAATGAAACGTGCTACTACCTTAATTGATGGTAAACAACCTAAAGCATGGATGGATTATATGTTTGACCATACTCTAATAGTAGCAGAAGATGACCCTGAAGTAGAAGCATTTAAACAAATGGATGAAGCTAAAGTAGCCCAAGTAAGAGTAATCCCAGCAACAGGAGCAGAAAAATTCTCAGAATATATTTTCAAAAAGTTAAACGAATTTGTTAAGACTGAAACGGATAATAGAGTAAGAGTTATAAAAGTTAAATTTATGGAGCATGGTAAAAATGCTGCATACTACAGTGAATAAACAACCACTTAAAAAAATTATATGGAGCATAAAAAGTTAAAACGTATTGAAGACTACGAGAAAAATCTTCCAATTGTTGAAATTTATACAGCAGTACAATCAGAAGGTAGCCGTGCAGGTTACCCTACAGTAGTTATTCGTACAACAGGTTGCACACACCGTTGCTATTTTGGCGAAGGCGGATGGTGCGATAGTTGGTACACGTCAATCCACCCAGAAAAAGGTAAATTTAATTTTAAAGATATTATTAAAGCATATGAGGATAACCCTCATATAAAAGAAATGATGTTAACAGGAGGAAGTCCTACTATGCACCCTGCTTTGGTAAATGAATTAACTCACTTTGCACATGAAAAAGATATATTTATTACTATTGAAACTGAAGGTTCGCATTTCCTTGCAACTGATTATCCTATTAACTTGCTCTCGATTTCTCCTAAATTCTCAAATTCAGTCCCTGTGGTCGGTGTTGAAACCCCTCAAGGTGGAATCACGGACGAAAGAATGGTAAAACGTCATAATAAGTTTAGACTTAATTATGAAGCTATAACAAAAAGTATGACATATCATTCAGACTATCATATAAAACCTGTTTGGGATGGTAAGGATGAAGAATCATTAAAAGAAATCCTAGATTGTATTAAAATACTAGATGCAGACCCAAGTAAAGTGTGGTTTATGCCTGCTGGGGATTCAAGAGAAGGGTTATTTAAATCTTACCCACTAGTATTTGATTGGGTTAGAGATAATGGATATAGAATGACATGGAGACCACACATTATTGCTTTTGAAGATCAGAGAGAAGTATAAACAGATTTGGTTAAGCTAAGAATAAGTTGTATATTAGAATAAATAAAATAAGTTATATTAATGGAAAATAATCGTAGAAAAATCCACGAACAGTTAGAAGTGGTACAAGAAGGTTTTGTTAATGGTGTAGCACCAGGATTTCCACTTACAGATAAGGAAAAATTATCAATGATTGATGAAGCTGAAGTGGCTTATGGTAAATTTTTAGATGCTTTAAAATGTGATTGGAGAAATGATCCTAACTCAATGGAAACACCTCGTCGTGTAGCTAAAGCTTATGTAAATGATTTATGGGAAGGTAGATACACAGCAATGTCTCCTATTACATCATTTCCTAGTGATGGTTATGATGGTATTATTATTGAACGTAATATACCATTAACTTCAATGTGCTCTCACCACCACCAAACAATTGGAGGAGTAGTTCACATTGGTTATATTGCAGGGCAAGGTGGTCAAGTAATTGGGTTATCTAAACTAAATAGAATAGTTGAATTATTTGGTCGTAGAGGAGCAATCCAAGAACAACTAACATCAGCTATCCATAATGCTGTATGTAAAATTACTGAAGGTAATAAGGGTGTAATCGTTACTATAGTAGGAACACATAATTGTGTTAGTTGTAGAGGTGTAAAACATCAAGGTGCCGCAATGGTTACAACAAAAGCATCTGGAGTATTTAGAGATAATGATAATCTAGCAAGAAAAGAGTTTTTTGACAGTCTGAAGATTAATAATGGAGGACATAATATATAAAAGATATGGCATTAAAAGCAGACAATAAAATATTTTTAAGTTGGGATGATGTAAATGATGCAGTTGATGATATATGTAATAAAATTCGACATGACCAACCTAATCTAGATTCAGTTCATGGTATCGCTAGAGGAGGATTAATTCCAGCAGTATTAATATCACATAAATTAGGTTTACCTTATACTGATGTTATTTTACCTAACACTTTAGTAGTAGACGATATATGTGATTCAGGAGTTACATTAGAAAAAGCCCCAGGAGTTTGGACCGCAGTGCTACATTATAAACCTCATACATCTTGTTTTCAACCTAATATATGGGCTGATATACATGAAGGAGATGAATGGTTAATTTACCCTTGGGAAACTAAAGATTCAAAACCTATTCAGGATTATCTTAAACCCGGAGCTAAAGAATGGAGAGATAAAGCAGATAAATTTTACAAAGGAGAAGAATATAAATTTAATAAATATAGATAAATATGGAATATTGGCAAGTAAAAGTTCAAAATGAATTTGAAAACGATAAAGGAAGAATTCAAAAAACCACAGAGTTATTTTTGGTAGTAGCAGTATCTGCATCAGATGCAGAAGCTAAAATTCACAGCCACCACAATGGAATTTCTAATTTCAGAGTAACAGATGTAAAGAAAACTAAATTTTTAGAAGTAATAGAATAATGGGAAAACAAACACAAATGGATTTTGGATTTGGAAATAATCTAGAATCATCAGACGTACCTTTTGTAAATGAAGTAGAAATATTCAATGGTACGTTCGGAAAACCAAATAATTATGAAACAACAATACCAGAAAAAAAAGAATGGGAGTTTGTCTACGACTTCGTACTCGAAGAACTTGAAGAATATAAAGAAGCTTGCGAAAAAGGAGACATCGTGGAAGTTTTGGACGCTCTGTGCGATATTGCTTATGTTTCCCTTGGGAACGGTACTATGTTACATGGCCTTAAAGACAAGATATGGCCCGCTTATCAAGAAGTACAAGCAAGTAATATGTCAAAAGCTTGTACCTCTAAAGAGGAAGCCATGGATACCGTCAGCTTACGAAGTGAGGAACAAGGTGAGGCCTGCCATTTTGAGGAAATTGCGCCAGGACGGTTTATTGTCTATAGATCACGAGACAAAAAAGTGATGAAATCTATAAACTATTTTAGACCTGATTTAACCCAGTTCTTTACAACAGATGAATTAGCTAGAAATTACTTAGCATCAACAATTATATAAAACTTAGGCTCCCACAGGGAGCTTTCGTATATTTAGACAAATAAAGGGGTTATATGTACAAAAAATGTTATTCTACTAGATTAAAAAATAATAAATTCAAAATCCATTTATGGGATGAAGGAGGTTATGATGAAATCGAATGGACAAACCATGCTTATAAAGAATGTAAGGAAGATAAGTCTACACATAGAGGGATAAATGGAGAACAT